CGCCATTCGGCAAGGGTGCCAATTGTGACCCCCATGTTGGTAGCCCCGCCTGGGTCTCGCGGGTGGTCGACATAGCCGCCCTCGTGACGCAAAAGCTCCGGCATGTATGCGTCGAAGGTCGATCTCATGGATCAGACTCCAGTCATTGGTGGGAAGACGCAAAGAAGCTTCCCTGTAGGGGAAATGCAGACGCCCCACTCTCCCGTGACGGGCTTGCGCAGTTCGGCCCGCCTGATCGATCCTACGAAGGCTGTGCGGCCATCCGCAGGCCACATCGGGTGAGATCCAGGCTGGATCGAGATGTGGACGGTATCGTCAACCTCTCTGACCGATTTGGAGTCGACCTCGGCACAATCCCGCTCGTGGCAGCATTCGTATGGCCAAGGCCCGTGAGCCAATACAGGTAGCGCCAAACAGAGGGCCGCTAAAGCGAATGCCTTCCGCGTCATGTTTTGACGCTCAAAGGGGACAGCGTAACCATAAACGCTGATCCTGGCTCCGGCGTCCAGCCTGTCGTGATAAAGCTCACTGTGGCTTCCGGCGAGACTGGCTCAAGGGCGCTATCCCCCGGCAAAGGCTCTTTAAGCCTTAGAACGTCTGCTCCCGTCAGAGGCCGCAACAGAACATGGGAGCGCCATATAGGGCCTTCGAGATTGATCACATCTCTGACAATCATGGGAAATTTCATGTGCTTCTCCTTAGACGATAAGGTCGTTGGTCTTGTTGCCGGTAGCGGGATCGGCGAATGGGAACGTCGGGCCGCGTGCAACGCCGTCGAAAGAGTTGTAGTTGGACCCCGCCGTGGTCTCGATTCCGGTAGTGACAACACCGCCGACGTTGATATCAATTCGGTTCTTGGTCGCGTTGTTGTAGAGTAGGCAGCCGCGTGATGTTCCCGCGACATGCACGCCGAACCTCCCACCCGTTACGCCGGAAAGCAGCACCCCCTCGCCCGCGTTCGTGGTGCGCGCTGCCTTCAACTGCCCGGTAAGCCCGGTGAGGTCGAAGAGATCAATTGAGCTCACGTTGCCCGCAGGCCCCCCGTAGACCTTGATGTCAAAGTCCGGGGATGTCTGCTGTTGAGCTAGAAAAGCCTGCGTAACTGTCGGGTTTATAATGTCGAGCTTTGCTCGCATCGCTACCTTGTAGCTTCCTGTACCGCCGATTCTGACTGATCCAGTGGTGCCGCGGAATGTGCCCTCAAGAGTTGCGTTGCCGCCCAACCAGTACAGCGGCTCTGCGACCGTAGGGCCTTCTGCCTGAATGCCTTCAATAAGTACGTCGCGACCTTCGGTCTCTGGCGATGCGCCGTTCAGACCAAGGATGTGATAGACTCCGGCGTTCTTCGTCTGCAGGCCGGAGATGATCATGCGCTTGATATCGCCTGACCCCATCCCGAACGCGTATGCCGCCGTATCCTGGATGTTCACGCCGGAAAGCCGGACTTCTTCAATTGATTGGCCCCCCGCAGGAAGTGGATCTAGCCCATAGAAGCAGGATGATACACCTTGGCCACCGTTCATCGCGGAAAGTAATGCAGGACCATTGCGCATCTTGCCGCGCACCGTGAGATCAGTTCCTCGCAGCAATCCGCCACTCAGGTAAGGATAAACGCCGCCGCGATTGATGCATCCGTAGGTCGTCACTCGGTTAAACCAAACCTCGTCGTAATACATGAGAGGAATGCCAATGTAGCCAAAGCCGTCAGTGTGGATGTCATCCAACTTGACTAGGCCAATACGATCAACGGCTGTTCCTTCCACGTAGACCCCAGCACGGCGCTGGTGGGCAGTAACAACGTATCCGTCATAGACATCTCCTGCGACTGACGCGGATGCCAATGTGAACCCCGTTCCGTCGCCAACGGATAGATCAGACGCAGGGGATAGAAGCTTGGATACACCAGCGCGAGTCCGGTAGACCGCGAAATCATTGCGCGATGTGGCAGCCGTCACCCAAGGGAAGACCGTTGAACCCGCGACAGGCGCGAACTGCTTATAATCAGCCGGGTGAAAATACGTCCTGCCCTGCCCGCGAAACCGAACTGACACACTGTGCAGTTTCGCGCCACCCGCGACCCGCTTCCGGATTGCAAAGATGCCCTGCTGAGCATAGGTGCCGAATGGGCTTTCGATGACAGCATGGTTTTCGATGGTGGTTCCAATCCCATCGAGAATGATCTCTGTCCTGCAATTGAGAACAGACCCATGGAACGGCGGTATAACGATTGTTCTGCCTGGGTTTGCATCAACTGTGACCTGAAGCTTCGGCCCGATATCTGTGTCTGCCGGACTGATTGAGTTTACTCCCTGATCGGCGGCATTTACGAACGTTTCAAAGGCCGCTACGCCGCCTGGCCATCTGGTTGCGGTCATTGGATGCTCCAAAGAAAAACCCGCCTGTTACCGTGAGGTAGGCGGGTTGAGGAATTGAGTTGTGGTGAGAAGTCTAAGGCCGGACGGTGGCTGCTTTTGAACTGCCCGATTTAGCTGCGGAAAGGTTAGTCCGAAGCCGAGCCGCATCGCGATCACGGACAAGGGATCGCTCAACAAAGGGCCACTGCTCCGCCACGCCTTCAATAGGAAGAACACCGTCCTCCTTGAAGCGCTTGGCGATCTCATCCGCAAGTTCCGGGGATGCCAATCGGATCGCGTCGTAGCGTGGTTGCGTGTCGATTATCGGGAAGTTCTGGTAGCCTGGGTGCTTGGCGGCCGCGAGTCCATTGCGCACCTCCTCACCTATCAGTGTGTTGACGATCCCCGAAAGGGTCCGCGCCTGGCTGGGCGACATCTCGATCACGTCGATCTCCTCCGAGCCTTTGCGACTGCGATCCCGGATTTCGACTTCCTTGTTGGAGAGCTGCCGCAGGACACCAGACAGGTTCGTGTAGACAGTGTTGGTGCGGATCAGAGGGTGAAGCTGGCGCTCCTCTTTGGGAAACTTCTTCGTGTCCGCCATCATGATCATCATCGCTTTTGACGTGTCATTGGCCTTGTTGAAAATGATATCGGCGTTTACCCGAGATCCTTCTTTCAGCTCAGTGCGGTAGCCGTTTGCTTCCCGGATGTAATCACCAGAGTTCCGGGCCATAAGCTTCATGATATCGGAGTTATAGACCGATCCAGACGTCAGCTCACGACGATACAAGCCCCCAAAAAACAACCGATTGATAGCGTCCCCGGTCGTCAGGTTCGGGTTGCTGCCCTCGATGCCACTGATCACGGCGTTCACGTCGCGAGCAGCTGTAGCGCCCAGACCATTCATCACATGGTCAACCATCATGGGAGAGGCGTCGAATTTGCTCGCCACCCACTTTGCGGTCGCAGACGTTGTCGCTGTGTACTGCTTGTCGTTCGGCAATGCCTTCAGGCTGTCAGGCACAATAGGACGCGCCGGGTTGCCCTCGAAACCCATGCGGGTGCCACTAGTCGCCTCAAAGCCGGTCTTGAGGAAGGGAGAAGATCCAACGAAATCCTCCACGCCCTGCAAGTGGCGAGGAATGAAGCCATCCATCACGCTTTTCGTGATCTGCTCAAAGCCCCTTGGATTGCCAGTGTTTGCCATCTGCAGGCCGAACTCTGTTGCAGCCATGACAGAACCCGCCACATCGAACGGCTTTGGGATCGTCATGTAGTTCTCGTCGCCAACCGGAATGATGAAGTAACGGCGCTTCATGTAGTCCGTGCGCTTCTGGTAGGCCGGGTCATCCTTCACGTATGCATAGTACCCGGCTGCCATGATCGAGCCGACAACACTGACCAGGAACAGGTTCTGCGCCCCGTCGATCAGGTTGGCTTTCATCTCGCCGTCAAGCTTATCGATGCCGCCGCGAGCCTTGGCCGTGGCAAGGGCCTGCGCCACGTCAGCAAACAGAACCTTGTTGGCGCGCGCCATGCCCTGCATGTTGGGGTTGAAGAACGGAAGGAAGCGGTTGATGCCAGCAACCATTGTCCCGCGCCGGTCATAGTCGAGAATATCGCGGGCCTCGGATGTTCCTCCGAACATCGCTTGAGCATCGGACAGGCCTTGCTTCTTCAGATGGTTGTAAACGATCTTCGCTTGCCCGAGACGTCCAAGAGTTTCCGTGCTCTCCAACAGACGGATATAAACGCCAAGCAAGGTTGCTGGCGCTTTGACAATCGCGGGAATAATGTCTTTTGGGTTGTGAACCAGATGCACTGCCGATCCCACAACGCTCGAAGGCATCAGTTCCTTGATGGCCTTGCCAGGATTGGAGTTCTGCAACTCACGGGCGAACTGCGAGGCGACACCGCCCCGGATCCCGCCCATCATGTTGTAGGCTTCCTTGAACTGTTTATCGAAGGTCGCACCGACCCCGTAGGCAATGGATGCGAAGGGAATGCGCCCTGCAAGGCCAGTATCGCGCCCGTAGAACAGGCGCGAAATGTTGTCCATAATGATATTCTTCAACGCGAACTGCGGCGCGTTGGTGATCATTTGAGAGAAGAAGGCGTTGGCCTTCCCGAAGGCATTGAAGAAGGCGTCTGACTCCTGTTGCGACATCTTGGCAACCACGTCGAACAGATGCTTGCCAATCAGATCATTGTTGAGCTTGAGGGCGAAGCGCTCGCCATTGCGCCATCCAAACAGGATGCGCTCTCCTTTGGTGGTCGTTTCCACATTCTTGAACAGCGTCGTGTTGACGTCGCCAGCAAAGGCCTCATCGATCGTTCGGATCAGGATTTCGCTATCAGCCTTGGCAAGTCCCTTCTGCTTTGCAGCCTGTCGAACGGCTTCAACAAGATCAACGCCGGTGCCTTTCATTTCGGTATTCGGGACTGTCTCGATCCACTTGCCGCCGAACATGCCAGCCGATTCACGCAGGCTGTCCAGCGCAGTGATAAAGCGGTTCATTGAAATGCGCCGCTCAGCGCTGATCATCTCGAAGATGATGCTTTCAATCGGATCGATGATATCGCGGGTAGAGCCCTTGATCCTTTTGATAGGTTGAGTTGCAAGATCAGCCCCGCTGCCGCCTTTGCCGCCCGCCTTTGCATCGTCCATGTCGCGGAAGAAAGGAACGTAGTCACCGCCGCGTGCAGCAATGGCGTCATAGACATCTTTCGGGATCAACCCGGCATCCCGTTGACGCTCGAGCATCGCCTTCGTGATGTTGAACACTTCTGCGGCCTGCTCTTTGAAGTGCGGGTAGAGCCTTTCGTACTCCGCAATCGCGGCCCGCGTTTCATTCTCGGAGCGGCGCACCGGCGGGTTCATCATGTCACCGGCATTGTGCAGGTCATAGAGTGATGCCGCGCGACGTGCGACCAAGTAGCCTGAAAATGCCTTGACGATTGGAGCGCCGCTATCAGATGGCGTCCCCTGATAGGCCACGCTCAAAACCTCAGCCAGTCCCTTCGTGAAGCCCGGAAGATGCTCCTGATTGAACTTGCGAACGCCGGTCTCGATCTGCTGCGCGGCGATCTGCCCCGAAGCTGGAAGAAAACGAAACAGCTTGTAGGGGTCATTGTTCATCAGCCGAGGCATTGGGACGCCAGTCAGCTTGAATTGCTCGTCCATCAAGCCGTTGACCATGCGCTTGACGACGTGATCAGAACCAAAGAACCGAACGAGAAACATATCGACAAGAGCGCGTGCCGTGGGTTGCAAGCCTTCCTTGCGGTAGGTTTGCATCATCCAGGTCAGCCCCTTCCGGTTTCCTCCCGGAACAACCATGCTTTCCATGGCCTGCGTTGGAGATAGACCGCTGTCGATCTGGGAGATGCGAGATGCAGCTTGCAAGGCTTTCAGGGTTTCGGGTGACGCCGTGCCGATCCACGCCTCGAACTTCGCGAAGAACTCAGGCGCTTGCTTCTCGGCATAAGCCGGGTTCATGGCATACATGCGCAAGAACTCGGCAACGCCTTCCGTGATGGTCTTCTTTGTCGGATCGGTCGCGTTGGCATCAAGCGGCTTCAACTCGTCAGCGCTCGCCTTGAGCATCGCCTCCCAATCCGCCTTTGTCGCGGGGTCTTGCCTCAATCGATAATCGAGCGCATGCGACAGCTCGTGGGCAAAGACTTCAATGTCTCCGTCATTCCGAAGTCGGATTACACCCTGCTTGCTCTTGTACTCACCCAGCGCGCCGCGAATGTTGAACCGCCCGTCCACTTCGACCTTCATGCCAAGCTTGTCTGCGAGATCGCGAATGGCCTCCGTGACACGAAAGTCTTTGAACTCGTCAGGCGATGCGCCCTTTGGCGGTTCACGGCCTTTGCTGGCTTCACCGGCCAAGCCACGACGACCGGAGAACTGACGCTCTGCATCCCCCGATACGAAGCCTGTACGGCTTGCAGACATCGGAGAGACGTCAGGAGCGGACAGAAGATCGCCTTGCCCTATTGACTCATCACCAAACAAGCCGCCCGGTTGCATAGGCTCATTGCCGCCCTGCATGGGCTTGGCGGCTTCAACCGCGATCTTGTCCCCGTCTGTGACGGGCCGGACGCCTTCGATCAGGAGTTGTGGCTTGCCTTCGGCTCCGGGTTCTGTGGTGCTTGGCCGTCCATCAATTCCGTCACTGCGCTGTCCAGGATTTCCAGAACGCTCGGTTGCGCTTGGCTCTCCTGACCTTCCTGATCCGCCATCTCCTGCGCCTCGTTCTCTTGGCGCTGCTGATCGCCCATTGCCAGACCCGCGTGAAGCATTTGCATCAAGTCCGCTTCGGACACTGTCGACAAGGCTTCGAGCTGCTTCTGCGTAAGATCGTTTGCCATTTTTGACATCTTTCGAGAGAGACAGAAGGGCTTCCCGGATTGGACCTGCTGTGTCTGCTTGCGACTGGATATAGGCTGCAATGCGCCCGGCGTCATCCTTTGTCTGCTCTGCCGTTGCGCGGTCGATACGCATCTTGTCGGATGCGCCCTCAATTCTGTCAGCGTCGTTGACAACCCGCGAGAACAATCCGCGATCTGCCTTCATCTGCCGAACGGCGTTCGCGACGATGCGAACCTCTTCCATTACGGTTGATGTTGCGGGGTCATCGCCAAACATAGACGACTGAGCGCCTGCATTCTCCTTCTCGATAGCTGCACTGCGCACCTTGGCGACGAGCGCTGCGGTCTCATCCTGGTTTGCAGGGCGCATCTTGACAATGGCGTCAATGGCTGCGGTTTGGCGGTCGGCGTCGTCTGGGATTATGCGGCCAACAAGTGACGCCTGTTCTGGCGTGATGACTTCATTCAAAGCTGCGCGCCATGGCTCCGGCTGCAACTTGGCGAGATCAGCAGCTTGGCGAATGCGATAGTCTGAAATGCCGGACAGGTCGCGAACCACATTCGGGCTGATCCGCATGATCTTTGCAGCATCAAGGATCGAGCCCGAACCCTCTCCAATGTTCTTTGCCGCCGCCAGAATCATGATCGACTGAGGCGTCCAGCCGTCGCTTTCGCGATAGAGCAATCCGGGCAGCTCGATAGGATCACCATTCTTTGACAGACGACGTGCAAGGCCGCTCCGCTGGTGTCCATCGGCAACGAACATTTGGCCAGCGTTATCCTGCCAAACAATGATCTGATTGCCCTTGGATGGATCCCACTCCGTCACATAGCGAAGCTTTGAGGTCACACCCTCAGCATCGCCATCGCTCTTGAACTGGAACCGATCTGGATCAACAGTCAGTTTTGTCGCGTCGAACATGAACACGCCAGCGGGCTTGCCTGGCGATGGTGGCGCTTCTGACACGGCATCCGCCTTTGGAATGCCTGTCGTGCTGGCTCTGGCTGATTGGATCACCTCGCGGGCGTCCTGCGCTGCCTGTGGTGGAGGAGGAGGCGCACCCTGCGCTACGGGTATAGCCGCCACAGGCTCTTGCGCCTGTACGGGCCTCTCTGCGGGTGGAGCAAGGTGATCGTCGACCGCAGCGGCAAGTTGCTCGTCGAAGGTCTGCACAGGCGCTTGCTGAGTTGCAGGCGTTGCGGGTGTTGCAGATTGCCCACGGTTGCGAAGGCTGCGCACTGCAACACCTGCCCCGGCAATTCCGCCGCCGATACCGGCGCCAATCACGGGTGCAAGCAGGGTCTGTTCAAGCTCGTAGTTCTGTTGCGCGCCAGAACCCATGCGAATGGCCTGAACCACAGGATCGGCAATGGTGTTGGTCAAGGCAGCATCGACAGCACCAAGGGCAATCGGGCGCGCCGCCATGCCGGGAAAGCGCTTCACGATCTGGGATGACAAGCCACCCCAACTTTCAGGACTCAACGCGCCACCAACCAGCGCACCGGCAACGCTTGAAGCGGACAGATTGCCCTCGGATAGATCGAAGGCAACCTGATCGTAGATTGCGTCTTCAGCAGTCGAGCGAATCTCTTGCGTTGCCTGTCCTCGAACCTTGGCGATACGCTGCTCGGCATCTTCCGGGTATTGATCACGGATCAAGGCTTCAGTCCGGCGCAAAGGAACTTGCTGCCCCACGTTAAGCCGTTGCGCGGTCGATTGCTGTGCAGCCTCGACAGATGCCCCCAGAATAACCCCGCTCTTGAATTGTCCGGTCACATTGTCCGAGAAGCCCATGCCCTTCTGAAGCTCTTGGCCTTCCGGGTTTGCTGGCGTCATCAAGCGCGGGGTTATCGGCTCAGCGATCTTGCCCGCCCGGTTTATTTCTTTCTCGATCTCCTTGTCCGTCTTCAACCCGACAGGCACGATTGATCCGGCGTCGTCTTCACGTTCGAAGTCCGGCAGGACATCAAAGCCGGTCATGGTGTTGAGCGTTCCAGTGCTCATTGCTGTGCGAACAGCTTTCCGGTGAACCAGAGTCGTCCGATCATTTCGTCTTCCTCATCTTCATCAAGGTCGAATGCTGCGACGGCGGCGTTGATAACGGCTGGGGCGTCGTGGCGCGGGGATCGATCAATAATGCTTTGCGCTGCTTCTGATATTTCCGGCACGGTCGGCGGCGCCGATATAAGCACCGAGCGTGGAGCGACTTCTTCTTCGCGAAGGAGCGCCATGGCAGCGAAGCTGATTGACTTCTTGCGCCGCCCATGCATTTGCGCGCGGATCGCATCTTTGATGGCCTCTTGCCGATGCGGCCTAGCACGCCGCCCCCCGAAGAACTCAGGTGGGAAGATGACCGGTCTGTTGACCGCTGCTTCTCCGGCCAACTCTCCCGCGCCGCCGATGACGGCCTCGCAATCCAGATAGACGGGGCCGCTGGTTTCTGCCTCGCCGCCGAAATAGCGCTCAGCGAAATAAGAGCCCGTCCAGTAACGGTTCGCCCAAAAATCGGCCATCAGTCGAGGTCCAGCGTTACAGCCGTGCGGCGTCCCTCCGCGTCAGTCGTAGCCGTGATAACGTTCTTCGTGTCTGCCGGGTCGCGGATCGTAACCGTGCTGCCAGATATGCCGACCTTGCCGCCTTGGGCTGACAGGATGCCGCGCAAGGCCTTCTTGAGGCTAATGCCCGGATAAACTTCCGCTTCCAGCACCGCGCCGGTGACATCTGATTGCGTCAGTCCGGTTATCCCGATCAAAGCGCCGATGCGTCCGTTAGCCTTTGGAGCGGCGCGGTCAATCGCTCCATTGCCAGCCAGAACCGCAGGGCTGGAGCGAAGCCGCGTTCCTCTTGCGAGAGGGATGGTCCCTAGACCGGCAACGTCCGCCCGCATTCGCGCAAAGCCGGAAGGGCTGGCAGAAATAGCAGATGATGCATCCATAACAGATGCGACCGCACCCGGCCCGTAATAGGTGAGCGTGGTGTAGGGCAGCAGCATCAGGTTGTAGACTCCACAGTAAAGCTCATCAGCCACGCGAATGAACCGACAGTGGTTGACGTTATCTGTTGAACCGTGAACCCCTCGCCGGGATTAAGCCTAAGCTCTTGGGTTTCTGGTCCTTCAAGGGCAAGGTTCCCGAACTGCATGAGATAGTTCGCCACCGCCGCGTTTGAAGCAACGATCTCATCGTTTTGCGTCGTGATCGGATAAAGCAACCCGCCGTTGGTCACAGTTGCGCCGGTTGCTACGGTCACACCGACAAGCGCGGGGTTGGTCGTGTCGGCAGCAATCGGGGTAATGGGCGTGCCAGCACCTTGAACGGTTGAGCGCCTCACATCGAAGCGAACCGCGACACCCGTCACCGCAGCGAGGGACAGATTGATATGGAACAGCTTTCGGATGGCGATGCGCTGATTTGAACCGGCGCTGTTGAATATCGAAATGTGATGCTTGTTCGCCGCGAATGCCACGGCATCAGCAACCGCGTAATAAGTGGGCATTGCAGCCGACCATACGGCCTGCTCATGCACCGTATCAGCGCCGATTACGCGCGATCTCGTGCGCATTTTGTTGCCAGTCGAATTTGGCGGAACCTGTGTGAAACTCTCAGCCATCGCCTAGCCCTCAGTCAATCTTGTAAACAAGTGAACCCGCCGGAAAGCGCGGGGTGATATTCGGGCTGACCAGCACCGGCGCAGTCAACGCGCCCTTGACGATAATCTGCCCGGTCGCGACAACGCTGATAGAGGTATGCGTCATGCTCTCAGGCCCGCCCGCCGTGCATTCGGGAAACGTGATCTCGGCTGCATTCTTCATGGCTGAACCGCTGGCATTCGCAGCATATGGGCTGTCGGGATCGCAGATTGTCCAGCCGGTATTATCGCGCGGAACGGATACAGGCAGATACCCCGTCCATGTCGGCGCGTTGGTTGTGGCTACACCTGCCTCACCGGGATCAGCGGTATGAAAATTTACCTGCAAATTCGCGCCATAAGCAGGCATGGCGACACCGTTGCCGATAAACTTGATCAGGTCATTCTCTGTTGCATTTCCGTGGCTCATGATTTCCTCACTCAATCTCTTCCTCGACGAACCGCTTGGTTCGTCCATTCTCGTCCCGCTCGACTTTCAGAGCGCGGCGCTTTGGCTTTGGTTCTTCCTTGGGCGGGGCTTCTGCCTTGGGTGCAGGTGGACCAACCGGGGTTAGTGATTTCCCGGTTCGCGCTTCAACCTGCCTGCGGGCCTTGAGGCTTGCGCTTTCGCCATCGCCTGCATTGAACAGGATATCGAAATCGAAGTCCGATATCCGCCCCTCGACCAGCTCCTTCACGTAGTTGATCCGCGTCCCGTCTGGTCGCGTCTGGATCAGTGTTCCGGAAACTTCCTTACCAGGCGTCAGAGGTCTCGGCGTATTCGGCTGATCCGGGTCACCTACCGGCGGCATGAAGCCCGTCATGGAGTCAGGTTGCGTTCCGGAGACGGGCGCGCGCGGGACACTCTTGCCCTGCATGGCCTGCTCCATCGCCGCATCCATCGTGATGTTCTCGAGCCTGCGCATTTCGGCGGGGGACGGAGGAATACCAGCCGCCACCTTGCTGAGAATTTCCGTCGCCACGTTCGATAGGTTTTTATTCACGCCTTGCAATTGAAGAGTCGAAGACAGAACATCCTCGGCATACTTGCCGTAGGTCCGGCGCAACCCTCGCATGAACTTCTCTACGCCGTCCTCATTGTCCTCGCCGATCGATCTGAGGCTTCGCGCAATCTCGCGGGCTTCTGTCCTGGTGACTGCCAGAGGAGACTGCACCCCAAGCTCGTTCTGGCTGTCGAGACGGGCCTTGATGATGGCTTGCGCTGACTGAGGGACGATAGATCGCTTCCCGCCAATGTCCTCGTATTGAGCCTGCTTGCGGGCTTCCTTGACCGCGTCCAGTGCTTCGACCGATAGCGCAGGATCGGCAGCGCGGGCTTTACGGATGCGCTCCACGCGGCGCTCGGCTGCATTGAAAGCCTCCTGATCTGCCTCGAACCCCTGAGATCCCGCAACAGGCTCCAAACGCTTCAAGCGCTCGTCCATGTCTTGCTCTGGTAAGGTTTCGATACCTTTCATTGCATCGTGAACCCGGAGCGCTCTTGCCCTGCCCTGCTCCCATTGAACGGCAGCCTCTTCTCCGGCTTGCTTGGCTACAATTGCGCGATTGATCTTGTCGTCTGGGAGCCCTTGGCCGGTCCTCTCTGCCGAGGCCAGATCGTCGGCAATGGTGCGGCGAAGCTGTTGGTTCTGGGCGCGTGTCGCTACCGCCTCTTGCTGTTGCTTGTTGGCGTATGCCCGCTCGGAGGCGCTGCCAATCTGACGGCGCTGGTCTTCCGAAAGGTCATCTGCGTAGGAAGTTGCGGTCCCGTACTCCTTTGCGATCTTGAGCGACCTGCCCATCCGCTTGTCGAAGTGCATGGCACCCGACGGGTCGTCGCTCTTCCAGCCAGCGGGCCGGAGATAGTCAGTCATGATCCGAGCAGCTTCTTCCGGGGTCTTTGCCGCCTTCAGCCTGTCACCGGTCGCCTTTTCGGTTGTCCTCAACTCCCTATCGATGAAAGCAATCTGAGTGTCGTAGTCCTGCCAGTCAGAGCCGCGAGCCTTGGCAAAGGCTTTGAGCGCTGTGGCACGATCTGAGTTCCACTGCATGATCCCAATTGAATCGGAACCGTCGCGACCATCCCCTTTGTTGCGCGCGCCCGTGTTCAATTCGCTCTCGACTGTGCCGTGTCCAATGATTGCAGCCGCGGCATTCTTGCCCCAGACGGGGGCAAGCGTTTCCATGCCGCGAGCGATCTTGCTTCCAATTGGCCCGGTCGGAAGCCGGATCGAGACTGCATCAGGATCTCGCTGGATGTCTGATTGAACGGCGGACAGTGCAGCTCCCGACTTCCACGTCTCTATGAGCCGCTCCTTGGCCGCTGCACTGATAGGAGCAATGCGGATGAGCTCAAGGCCACGCGCTTTGATTTCGGCGTGTTTGGATGGATCGGTAGCAACATCGCTGCGCATGCCGTCGAGGTTATCCGAAAGCTGTCTGCCATAATGCGCATCGCGCCGTGCAGCTTCGAAGTTGCTGGCTTCGTTGTTGAACGTGCCATCCAAAGATTGAAGCCTGTTCTTGACGATCGGCTGCAGGCGTGGCGAAGCGGCATTGAAAATGCTGTTGGCGCGATCGTCAAAAGCCTTACGTGCAGAGTCCGCAAAGCCAGCGCCATCGCCATCCGCTTTGCTCTTCTGGTCATCAAGGAACCTCCGATGCTCCTTTTCCAGCTTGATCAGTTCGTTTTCGGTGTTGTAGCGCTCGGCATCAGACTGCTGCTGCTCGATGACTTGCCCGACAGCGCCGACGCCACGGCCAAGCTGCGCAACGCCAGCGCCAAAGGCCGAAGCTGCGCCAGCAATTGGATCAGGCTGACCAGAAACAACCGTGTCGCTAGAGCGCGGTTGGGCGCGCTGGATCGATGTTTCGTTGGGAAGGATTGCCATCAGCCGTAAAGCCCTCCGGTGCCGGTGGTCTCGACTTCTGGGGTCGGGGCATCACCACGCCAACCGCCTGGCCCTTGCTTGCCCTTGAGGAAGTCCGCAAAGCCGGAGGCCGATTTACCACCGGCCAACGTTCCCACAGCTGAGCCAACGCCTCCGATGATTGTCCCCATAGACTGAAGGCTTGCCGCTTTCTTTGCTGCCTGCCCTGCCTGCTCCGCCTTTCCAGCGCCCAGGATCAGGTCTGCCGCCTGAGTGATGCCCTGGTTCCGTTCATAGATTTGCGCGTTCGCGGCCTTCGCGGCCACCTTCCCTTGAAGGTCGGTAATGCCCGTGTCGGCAGCATCGAACCCACTGGCTGCAGCTTGCGCCTGTTGGGCCGAAAGAACGCGTTCGGCATCCTCCTGCATGTTGCCAATTTTCTTGTCAGCAGCAGCCTCCACATCAACGGCTTTGCGGCGCAGCTCTTGGCCTTCGAGGAGCTTGCGCGTCTTCTCCAAGGAGCCGGACACGCGCTGCCCAGCGGCACCCGCCATTGCTCCGCCAAGCTGCGCCGCAGCCTGACCGACTGAGGCTATCATCGCAAGTTCAGCCATGCCGCCACATCCACACTTCTTGACCGTCTATCACTTCGTTGATCTTTTTGGCTCCAAGCCATTCCATCCAGCGCGCCGGAACCTTCGGATCTCGGATGCCATGAACCTCTTGCACTTCAGCTGCGGCGAGGACGGCGTGAAACTCACGCACGCTCTCGATCATCATCCGGGAGCTGACGGCTTTCTTTTTGTCTATGAAGGCCCATACTCGGCCATCCTGCCAGACTGCCGACAGGATGAGCGCGGGATCTTTAAGTGAGGGAACTGCGACGGCGGTCCATGCACCAACCGTCGCCGCCCCTGTCAGTGCATGCAGTGTGGCGTCATCATTGATGACATCCCACGTCACGCGCCGATCAACTTTCATGCGTGAGTACGTCCAGCATTATCCCGCAAACTGTTGCCGGATATGGCGCTTTGAACTTCAAGTGGACACGAGCATCCGGGCTTGCCCATGTCGGGAAGGTCTGAGGATCAATGTCGTATTCATCCACGATCCTTCTGGTATTGATCGCCTTGCCGTCGATAGTGTCTTCAAGCCTGCCCATTTCGTTGAAGCTTGAGCCTATGCGGATGCCACCAATCGCAGTGTCAGACAGAAGCAGTGACGCGGCGTTTGCCTGCTTGCGCTGGCTTACCGCTGTTCCCATGCGACCACCAAACGCCAGCTTCGACCCCCTCCACTTGCCTTCATAGGGTAGCCCATAAACAACCTTTGATCGTGCTGACGGCAGTGTGATGGAGCCTCCCGTTACAGTCAGGGGCGCATCGCTATCGGCAATGACTTCACCATCTGCCCACACCACAACCGAACGCCCTTCAAGGTGGTCGCCTCCTGGAATGACCGTTGCAGGGGAACCATCGTAAACCACAGAGCAGTCCGACATGATGGATAGCAGGCCACCGGATGAATCGGCGTCGAGAGATACGCGCTCGATGAATCGTGCGTCGACACCACCGGAAGTCCGACGGATGCACAGGTTCATGATTGAACCCCTGTCCGTTGGTCTGGGGCAGGCGTCTTCGAGATAACCGTCTGTTGACCATCGCTGCCACGCAAAGACCTCCTCCTCCTTGTCATACGACAGGATGCGGGCCTTTCCGTCAGAGCAAATGAACCATAGCCGAGTGTCTGGATGGCGCTGTACGGCCATTCCGGAAACCGTGACACCTTTGAAAATGTCGCGGCTAAGGCGCGTCAGGTTCTTCACAGAGTAGTCGTTGACGTCGACGTTGTAGACGATCTCCATTGCGCGCTGGAAGTCACGGCTCATGTAGATAGCCGTCGAGTCCAGCTTGACTGGCGAAAGCTGCGCCGACCCCCGGCTATCGATATCGCGCGACAGGAAGTTCTCGGGGGTCAATGGCGCATCGAACGATGACGAGCGGATGGATTTGATTGTCGAGGCTGAGGCGTCAATCAATCGCTGCAACGAGAGAAGCCAGAGAGAACCTTCAACCAAGCCCGTCCCGGATCGGCGCAAGATGGGCGCTTTGTCGCCAATGGCCGTCTGGTCAAAGGATGAATAGTCATCCGAGACCGAGCCGTAGTAGTTGTCCTTGCGCTTCCAGAACAGGCGACCGTCATGCAGCGCGACAGCTGAAGGCCACCCGCGCAGGCTTGACCAGTCACCCAGACGCCAGTCTTCCGTGTCTGCCGCGTTGCTGAGAGGCGACAGCACCTCTGCATTGACGACCGTATCCGAAACGACACCGGTAATCCTGACGATGCCGCGCTGTGCGCCAGATGCCGACGAAAAGGATACAAGCGGAGATCCTGTCGAGTAGTCGCCCCGCAATATCTCAAGCCGATAGTACAGGTCGCGACCATCCAGAGCGTCTGTGAAATTGACGTTGGTGTTGGTCGTGTACGAGTTAACCCCGTTCGAGAAGTTGCTGTACTGCCCGAATTTCTCCGTGGCCCGCGTCAATGTGATCTTTGTCCCGCTCCCCGAAAGCCCGGCGAAGTTGAACGAGATTTGCCGCTGCGTGCCGAATCCCGAAACCTTAATCGGTGGCGTCGCGTGTCCTTCACGATAGAGGTATTCGCCCGTGTACTGATCGCCGTAGTAGATCTCGATCATCTGGTTGACACTGGACGTTCGAAAGGCAGGGCCGCTTGCTGTAACCGTGATGTCGCCTGTTGCTGCAGAAGGTCTCAGAGATATCTTTGATGGCTTCTCCGACGTGAAAGGGCCGTCGTCGGCAAGGTACTCAGTGAACGACCATGAGCGCATTGACCGTCTTTCGATGCGCTTCTGGATGCCAACACCTGATGCGACAAACATCACGTCGGCTGACTGGTCAACGCGCAGAGCGGCCAAGTTCGATTCCGATATGCCAGTCGGGAGGACCATAGGGCCTGGTCCTTCAAGGGAGAATTCCTTGACCAGGGTCGTGCCGACATCGAGCGCGTCGATAGTGATATAAACCGTCGCGGCCGCAGGCGTGAAGGCTATGGAGTTTTCGCCCGGAAGAAGTGTCGTCTGCGCAACGACATCATCATTGGTTGCTGTCGTGCCACAGCGTAGCCGGATTGGATGCCGTGCGACAACAATCCGAAAGGCGTGTTCGACTCCAACGGAAGCAATTGCTTGCGTCCTTGTCAGGCGGCATCTGCCAAGCTTCGTTCCAAGCAACAAAGCGCCGCCACCTGGATCGATACCTGTCGCACACCCAGCATCAAGGACCGAGACCCAAGGCGCGAGAGTGCCAGAGAAAAGCGGGTTGGCCCATGTTGTGGCAACCGCAGGACGAGATACCAGTTCGTCACCAACATAGACGCGCATAGCTTGATCCGTCATTTCAAGCATGGCCGTCTCGGTGCTTGAGATGCTGAACGGGATCAATCGCGGCTTGAGGTCGTTGCGGGTTCGGTTACCTGTGAAGACAGTGCCAGGACGGAAGCGCATGGCCCCCTCGGTCAATGCGATGACGTTCTCTTGAAAGGCCGCAGCGCCTTGAACGCGCTGGATATCAACCCGCGACAGCGCCGTCTTTGCAATCTCCCCGACGTTGAGCGGAGCAAGATAGGCTTTTGTCCGAGCCATCAGCGCCAAGACCTGCCGTTGCTGCCGTACCTGCCGCCACGGCCTGATCGGACCCAAGAGCCGTTTCCACTCTGGTTGTCGGCTGGCTGGTTCATGGCGTCGGTTGCCTTTGCCAGTTTCAGAGCGGTCTTGAGCTTCGTTTCCGCTTTTTCAGCGGCTTCATCAGATCCAGTAAGGCGTTTCGCGCAACGTGCCGCCAGCTTGTAGGCCACGCACTCGACGAAGAGTTCTGGCCACGCCGGGATATAGAAATCATCCAGTGCTTGCTGATCGATCCAGCGAGCGACAACCGTCTCGTAATTTGTGAACCAGACAGCGCCCTCGTCCAGATATTCGATCTCGCGGGTGTCGTTGATAGATGCCTTGACCCACATCGTGCGATACCAGCCGGACGGCTTGGCAATGACGTGCAAAAAGCCCGGCGCTGGTGTTGCCGGAGTGAAGGCAGTAAGGCTTTCCGTCTTCTGAATAACGTTCCAGTAGCCGCGCTCTGCTACATGCCGGACGCAGCTTTCCCATTGGGCAGCCATAACGATCTCGCGCTCGTGCGGATCGGCAGCGCCAAGCACTCGGAGTTCGGTTTGTCCGAGCTCCAAGAGCGCAATGTTCAGTACAGAAAGCCGGGTATGGGGCATGACGGGATCATACCTCTGTCAATGGTTCGCCACGCAGACGGGCGAGTTCAGCTTGTGCGATCTCTTCCGACGCGTGGTCCTTGCTGACGATTGTTCCGTTGGGAAGCGTGATGCGCCACTTGTGCTTTCCGCCCCAGCCCACAGCTGCTTGCGCGAGCGCTGATGCGTCGGCAGGCCGTTCGGCTTGCTCTCCGTAAATGGCCATATGAATGATCCTGACGGTCACGCCGTGCTGCCCGCGCTCGATCACGCGGAGAAGGCCGTCGAAAGAGCCATCTTCGGCCATGACCTCGATCAGTGTGCCGACATGGAGATCAAGAGCGGCATACTGCCATGCCTCAGGCTTGAGAATGTCTTCTACGGTCATGCCCTTGGGCACTGTGACCGCAAAGGCTCGGCGCACTTCATGGGTGAGCCGGATCGCTCGGTTTGGGATAATCTGCATGGGGAGTCTCCAAAAAAAACCGCCAGGGGGAAGCCTGGCGGGTCAATGGGTGGAAGGTGTCGAGCTGGATTAGTCCGTGTTGGTCACAACGTTGACTGTCGCGTCAGACAGGTTGGCCGAACCGTTCACAGCAATCGAAAGAACGATGTGCGTCGAAAGGGCAACGAATGCGCCGTAAGCCGATGGATCAACGCCGGGGTTGGATCGTCCCGATGATGGTGCAACGGGTGCGGTTGTCCACTGCCGATAGGTGATGATATCGCCTACCTGCAAACCCTTGGTGCGAGCATCCGTGATGTAACCAGCGGTGTCGATTGTTGCCGGGGTGTCGTTGTTGTCCATAAGCCAGCGGCGAATGGAGCCGTCGATCGCGCTGGTTTCATTGCGCAGCGTGTAGGATACGTAAGCCATTGAAGGCCTCCATGAATGAGGATTGGAAGGAAGAGGCCGGATTGTTGCACCCGGCCTCGTATGCTCTGATTAGAGCGTGTCGTCGTGGTAGATGCGCCAGACGCCACCGGGCTGCAGAACGCGACCGGTGTGCATCACGATGGCCGACATGAAGTTGTATTGGTCTTCTTCGTCGTATCCAGCTTCGATGCGAGGCGCTTTGCTGTCGTAGCCGTGACCGATTGCGTCCTTGTGGTAAACGAAGCACGAGGCGCTGTTCGATGCGGCGCCCGGAAGGTCAGGAAACAGCATGTGCGTCCCGAAGATCCACTTGCGCATTTCGACCGTTGAACCGTCGAGCTTGGCTTCGCCAACCAGTTGCGAGTTTGTGAACTCGGGGAACTGGTGAAGCTTGGCCCATGCCTTTGGCGTCCAAAGCCAGGTGAGCCCGCCGGTCTTGGAGTTCTTCACGTTGTTCAGGACGGTTGCAGCAATGTTGGTGATGCCAACATAGGTGACAGGAACAGCCGTGGTGCCGAGCGTGCCGGTCGCGCCGATGTTCGATGTCGTCGTCAGAGTAGCGTCAAGGATCTCCTGATCGAACTCACGTTCAACCTTGGCCTTGCCTCGTGCGATCATGGCCGCGCGCTGCTCGGCGCCCGCCGTGAAGATGTCGAACGTGGTCTTGATCTCCTTGTGGACGGCTTCCTTCATCGTTGCACGAAGCTGGTTGTCCGTGCCGAGCGAAG